AGGTTTTATGGCAAAAGACGGAGTCAGGTTCAAAGATATATCGGTCTAAAGAATTGGAAGAGTTGTGGCCGTTTGGGTATTCATCGATTGGTGATGTTAATTTTCAGTCTGCCGCATATGTTGCTAGGTATATTATGAAAAAGGTAACTGGTGATATCGCTGATCAACATTACGAAGAAGTTAATTTTTCTACTGGTGAGATCATTAAGCGTAAGCCTGAGTTTAATAAGATGTCGCTCAAGCCTGGTATTGGAGCTGATTGGTATGAGAAGTTTAAGGATGATGTTTACCCCCACGACTATGTAGTTGTAAATGGTAAGAAGTGTCGTCCACCTAAGTTTTATGATCGCAAGTTTGCAGATGATTTTCCGTATGAGTTTGACCAGCTTGTCTGGCAGCGTGAGAAGCAAGCGAAAGCGTTGCTAGAGGACAATACGGATGAGCGTTTAGCGGTCAAAGAGAAGGTGGTGGTTGCTAAGTTGTCAAGACTTAAGCGCAAGTTAAAATAACCTTAAATAACGGGAGTTATTATGATTCTAACAATAGTGGCTGTTAAAGATCGTGCTGCGGATGCTTTTATGCGTCCTTTTTTTGTGCCTACTGCTAATATGGCAATAAGGTCTTTTATGGATGAAGTTAATCGCGATGGTGCTGACAATCAGATGTTTGCTCATCCAGATGATTTTGACCTTTACGAAATTGGAGTTTTCGATGATAGTACTGGCAGAATTACGTCGTACGATGATATGAAAGTTTTGATGTTAGGTAAGCAGGCAAAGTCCTGATCGTTTTTAACTTCCCTGCCCGACGGTTTTATCGTCGGGTAGGCCTTGGCCGAGGTCTATATGCACCGTAATAAGTCAGTTAATTTGCACCAGTTTGCGATGATCCCTAAAGCGGATATTCCGCGGTCATCATTTAATATTCAGAAGACTCATAAGACTACATTTGATGCAGGTTATCTTGTGCCTGTGTATGTGGATGAGGTTCTTCCTGGAGATACGTTTAATCTTAAGATGACGGCATTTGCTCGTCTGGCTACGCCTATTTTTCCAGTCATGGACAACATGCATCTGGATAGTTTCTTTTTCTTTGTACCTAATCGTCTAATTTGGAATAATTGGCAAAAGTTTATGGGACAGCAGACGAATCCTGGTGATTCGATTAGTTATCTTGTCCCTCAGCAGGTATCTCCTTCCGGTGGTTACGCAGTGGGGTCTTTGCAGGATTACATGGGTCTCCCCACCGTCGGTCAAGTCGGTGCCGGTAATACTGTTTCCCACTGTGCTTTTTTTACTCGTGCTTACAACTTGATTTGGAATGAGTGGTTTAGAGATGAGAATCTTCAGAATAGTGTTACTGTGGACACTGGTGATGGCCCTGACACTGTTTCTAACTACACTCTTCTTCGCCGCGGCAAGCGGCATGATTATTTTACGAGCAGTCTTCCTTGGCCTCAGAAGGGCAGTTCGGTAACGCTTCCTCTCGGTACGTCTGCGCCGATTAAAACTCAAGCTACCACAGCTGCTGGTAATGAGAATTTTGGTGTTTATGATGGAGGTGGTACTTTGCGGCAGATGAGTGCTGCTAGTACTTACGTTCAGATGGCTACGCCTGCTCCTGCCAGTGGTAATTATTTGTATGCCGATTTGTCTCAGGCGACTGCTGCAACGATTAATCAGCTTCGCCAGAGTTTTCAGATTCAGCGTTTACTTGAAAGGGATGCTCGTGGAGGCACGCGTTATACTGAGATTGTGCGGGCGCACTTTGGTGTTATCTCTCCGGATGCTCGTTTGCAGCGTCCTGAGTATCTTGGTGGTGGTTCTGCTCCTATTAGCATTAATCCCATTGCTCAGACGTCGGGTTCTAACGCTAGTGGCACGACTACTCCGTTGGGTAACTTGGCAGCTATGGGAACCGGACTTGCACATGGCCATGGCTTCACTCAGTCCTTTACTGAACACGGAGTCATTATTGGATTAGTATCTGTTCGTGCTGATCTGACATATCAGCAAGGTCTTCGTAAGATGTGGTCGCGTAGTACGCGGTATGATTTTTATTTTCCTGCTTTTGCTCATTTAGGTGAGCAGGCTATTCTTAATAAGGAGATTTACTGCGATGGTTCGGCCAACGATGCACATGTATTTGGTTACCAAGAACGTTGGGCCGAGTACAGATATAATCCCTCCCAGATTTCAGGTCTCTTTAAATCGACGTCGGCAGGTACTATTGATGCTTGGCATTTAGCCCAGAAATTTACTAGTTTGCCTACTCTCAATGCGTCGTTTATCCAAGATTCTCCTCCTGTATCTCGTGTTGTGGCTGTTGGGTCTGCTGCTAACGGTCAGCAGTTTTTGCTCGATACATTCTTTGATATTAAAGCGGCAAGACCTATGCCGTTGTATTCTGTTCCTGGTCTAATTGACCATTTCTAAGATGAATTGGTTTTCAACCATAGCTGCACTACTAGGGTTATTCCTAGTAGTGCATTTATTTATTCGTTATCTTGGAGGTAGTTGATGAGTCCTTGGGTTATTCCGGCTATATCCGGAGCTTTTAGTGCGTTTGGTGCGAGCCAAAGTAATAGGGCGGCCCAGCAGTCTGCGGACGCTCAGATGGCGTTTCAGGAGCGAATGTCTAATACGTCTTATCAGCGTGCCGTTGCTGATTTGAAGGCTGCTGGATTGAATCCTATGCTTGCGTATTCCCAGGGCGGAGCCCAGTCTGGAGCTGGCGCGTCTTATGTGCCTCAAAATACTGCTGCCGCTTCAGCTGAAGGGGCCAGTAAGGCTATGGAACGGCAAATGATGGAAGCTAATATTGAATTGGCCAGGGAAAAGGTTTATACAGAGAGGGCTACCCAGCGTAATATTCAAATTCAGAGTGATAAAACTGATCAAGAGGCTCGGGCTTTAGCCTGGGAGAATAGTACTAATATCAGTGATCAATCCGTTTATAGAGATAACGCGTTTGGCCCTAAGTCTTTACGCGTTTTGGAGCAAAGTTTTAGGAATTTGCAATCAAGCCAAGGTTTAATTGTTGGTCAGACAGCAGCTTCTAATGCCCAGGCTAAGGCGGCTCTTGCGAGTGTTGAAAAAATGGTTCAAGATGTTGCCACTGGTCGTGCGACTGAGGCTAATATTCTTGAGAATACTAAACACATTCAAGTGTTGATCGAGAATTCTAGGCTCGATCAGAATGAAAAGATTGCGTATAGCAAGATGTGGGATGATTTGGGCAAGTCTGGAGCGTATGCGAAAGAGCTTGTTGCGTTTTTGAGATTACTTCTTGGAGCGTTGAAATGAAAAAGTCAATTTTTATTCGTACTCCGTACAATTATGATACGGATGAAGTCTCGAATGAGACTGGATTGGTTTGTCCTGAGCCTACGATGGCTCAGCAACAATTCCGCGAAGAAGCGGATATTAATATTATTATGGAAAGATTTGGTCGTACCGGTGAGCTTGTTGCTCCGGTACGTTTGCCCCAATATGGGGATTTTACGGGGGTTACAGATTACCATTCGGCGATGAACGCCGTGGTAGAGGCGCAAGCCTCGTTTGATTCGCTTCCGGCGAATATTCGGGCTCGTTTTCAGAACGATCCCGCTCAGTTTGTCGAGTTTTGTCTCGACGATAGTAACCGCCATGAAGCGGTTAAGTTGGGGCTTGTACAGCCCCGTATAGAGCCGGCAGAGCCGGCGGAAGCGACGTTTGCGGACGTCGCAGCACAGTGATTTACTTGATGTAACTGTGCTAGGTGACACCAACCCCTAAATAAGGAGCTTTTATGAAACCGTTGTCTCGTAATCGTGTAAATAAGCACAAGTCGGCTAAGCGCTTTAAGAAGAATGTAAGTCATACTAAGGCGGCTAATATGAAGTTGAATCCAATGCGCGGTGGATGGCGTCTGTGAGATGCCGTGTTATAAGCCTTTAAAGGCTTTCCAGTGCGCCGATCGGTCAATTGTCTTTGCGGAGTTAGCCAGGTACGATGTTGTACGGTCTTTGGAGCTTCCATGTGGTCAATGTGTTGGTTGTCGCCTTGAAAGATCTCGTCAATGGGCTATTAGGTGTATGCATGAAGCAAGTTTGTATAAAAACAACTGTTTCATTACGTTAACGTATAACGATGAGCATTTGCCAGATGACTATAGTTTGCATTACGAGGATTTTCAGAAGTTCATGAAGCGTCTTAGAAAGCGCTTCAAGGGTATCCAGTCGTCGGCTAGTCCGGCGTCTGGAGATAAGTTTCCGATTCGGTTTTATATGGCTGGTGAGTATGGGGAGAATTTTGGTCGCCCCCATTTTCATGCATG